CAATCACCGTAAATGGGGACCTGGCACAGTGGCCAGAGAGGTAAACCAATTAAGGCACGACTATAGGTTCAAGAAGATGAACAGTCGCATTGGAGGTCGAAACCCGCCGCTGCATAGCAGCCGATGGAGCATGATGCTAAAGACAATCGCCTATACCAATGTCAAGACACTAGTCAGTGATGCCGTCTCCTACTGGGGACCCGCAGAGCCTCTAAACTTTGAGGATTGCGTGACGTCCCGCTTCGGGGCCACCCTGACATCGTGCCAAGAAATTAATATAAGCAAAAGCCTAAAACGGCTGCTACGGATTCCCACCAAAAGGTGGGAGAGAGAGTAGTCTACTCACATGGCAGCTGCCAAACCGGCAACTCCCATACCAAGATCAGCGATATCATCAGCAATATCATGGACACCATGGCCTGCTTCAGACATACCTTTCACAACACCATTCCACACTTCATCAGGTGTGATATTGTGGTAAGTGTGTGAGGCTGTAGCAGGATTACCTGGATCAAACCGAACTCGCCACTCAATTGTAACGAGGGCCTGGATACCAGGCAGAGACTTATCTGAGTCCCCTGCACTACCCGGATTAAGAAATACAATCGGAGCTAGAGCAGAAGGTTTGATATATTGTCCCAATGTCGTTGGTGTTTCTGTCACAGTGGTTCCAATGCCAGCAAAGTCGGAATACTCAGACATATCCAAAGGATATGACGAGCACGCGACTCCACGTAGAGCAAGCTTTCCAGCTGACAGAAGCCGTGGTGAATAAAAAGAAATACACTGCGCCGTTAGGTCAAGCCACGTCCTGGTACTGGCAACGTCCTGACTCATGTGCAGTTGTTGATTCACCCGACCCATCTGATAGATACCGCTTCCCTGCTGAAGAGATTCACTGTTCATGATCTGAACAGTCATAGCAGCAGGGACAGCCTCCGCAGCGCTTAACAATTCCGCAATTGGAACTGGAAAGAGCAGGGTATTGCTAGGGTCAATGATTGGTTTAGTACCATCCACAGACTGGAGCCCACAAACAGGCATCCAACTAGCACCTTTATAAGGAGAGATTTCTTGAAAGGTCCCAAACATAGTGAACTGTGCATTGCCAAGCGGAATTAGCCTGGTTGTACGGATCACTGTATAAGGACCCACAGAACGGGGAAGTCCAATAGTCATTGGAATCCGAGCATCCAGATAACGCATACATTGCTTAACTGACTGCTTGGAACCAGAATTCGACTTGGACTTGGTCCCAAAGTTTACCTTAGGGAGCGTACCAACTCCCTGGGCAAGAACCTTATAACCCTGCGAGCGAAGGCGGTTCTTATTCTTATTCTGAAACTTATTGCGAACCTTACCACGACGACCATTCTGGACCCGGATGGATTCACGAATAACAACCATGTTTCAGAAGAATAAGAAAATGAGTAGATTGGAGATGCGAAGAAAGATGTAGATTTGACGTAAGAGAGTCAAACCCGAAGAAGCCCAGATGGCCATAGGCCAGATCCACAAAGTGTGGATCACCACCGCCTAAAGGTGGCTACCTCTCCTTCGGAATCAGCATCAAGATCGGCCTGAAGCTCATCAAATGAAGGAATGGTGAAATGGGATTGTCCCGTAGCCATTTCTGCCATATTATCCACATCAACGTGGCAAGTACTTCTCACCAACTTAGGTTGAGGTGGGAGGGAGGCGTCATCAGTTGGCCCCTCAGAAATAATCATTTGATAAGGAAAAGTTAAAGGCCTTTTAATCTTCTTCTCCACCGCAAAGATTGTATTGATCTTGCGGGATGTCAAGCGTCGGGTAATGTACTTAGGCTTTTCTGTCTGCAAGTATGCATATAGATCATGGACCTGTGCATTCAAAAGATCAGGAGCCACACGTACACCACCATCACCAAAACGACGCTGACCTCTCTCTAATGGCCCTATCCCAACGAGCCTGAAGTGCCCTTTACGTTCTCTAACGGTAGGGACATCGATATTATGGAAGGTTTGCTCAGAGGAAGACATCATAGTCTTCTTAAATCTTCCCGAGGCTGACTCAGTCACCGTGACGTGATTAAATGGACAGGAGGGTTCCTCGTCCAAAACTTCATCGGTCAGTGACTTCCAGTAGTCAAGACATGCACCGGCCAGAAGCTTCTGGAACTCAGTGATGTAAACCTCAGGAGAATCTCTAAGGCAGGGTGGCAACGGAATACCACACCCACCGAGCTCAAGCGGTACAAATAAATTGTACTTACCTGGACCGTTATGATCCCCAGTAAGAATAGCAAGACTATCCTTAAAGTAATGCTTGACCCGGTCTAGAGCACGCTCAGAATTATTGGCTTCCCTCAGAATAAGCTCAATCTGCCCTTGTAGAGGCAGATCTTGAAGATTTTTACGAAGAGCTATTGAGGAGGGACCATGAGCATGCTTCAGAAGCAAACCAACTGCAGGGTGCCGGAGTCGGACAAAGTCAGACCCGCCCTTCCAGATCCAAGCCGCGGAGTTGATGGTAACATAATTAGAAGAAATGTAGTTCTTTCCCTGAGAAAGTTCAAAGCCGGCTCGAGCGATCCATTTCTGCCAAATAAGGTAGAACTCATCATCGGACATGAAACATATATCATCTCCGTTGACAAGAACCGGAAGCTCATAGAGATCAAATTCTCGGCCTGCATACTCCTCTAACGCGTGCCAATAAGCGACAACATTTATTGCGCAAAGCACCGGAAAGGAAAGAAGACTACCCATCAACTGGCCATTCTTCATGGTGAACGGCTCCAAATCGATGTTTTGGGATTTAGCTTCCTTAACCAACTTGTCAGGATAAGATACCAAATGGGCACCTAACACTGCCTGACAAACCTTTGTCTCCTTCTCATCCGCCCCCGCCGAAGCGAGGATGGAACTAAGGCACTTGGTATTGGCATCAAGACTCAGACCATCGGTCGCAGCACTGTAATCGCCACTCACGAATTTGGTGAATGGGAGACCTAGTTTCTCGGTCTTCAAGACCACACCATAAAGATGTGATGCATCGAGTGACTGCCCCGTAAGCACGAAACATGGGTAGCGTTGTAACGCTTTCCAGGCGTGCTTTTGAAAGGTCTGAGCTAGCCAATAAGGAACAGCTTCCCCTTTCGTGATAACACGACACTTCAAGGGTTCCAAACAAAGTTCAACACGGGCTTGCAACTCGCCCTGACGAGACTCAACATAATCAGACGAAATATCGACCACCTTACTATAGGAAGGAAGAGGAGTCCCATGTCTCTCGTAGACCTCACCAGGGCGAAACTCAAACATATCGAGCAGACCCCATTCGGAGAGATCCTCCTGACGCAATACAGAACGAATTGCGGCAGCCCTACCACCAGCAGATCGAGTTGAACCCCATGCGGCATTAGTGCCAGGGTTTCTCAACTTACGCTGGATAGGATCAGGAAGAGATTTGATTTTGAACTTTGATTTTAGAGCAGAACGGGGGAGATGTTCCCCAGAAATACGGAAGATCTTATCGAACTTCGTTGCATCTAACGGTGCATCGGGGGGCGGTTTGGGATTCGACAACGCTTTCTTGTGTTTTTCACATGAGTACACCTGAAAGTCCGTTGGAACAGTCGCACACCCTCTCTTCGGTGATTGAAGGATACCGTTGAACACAGTTCCTGCTCTAGTGCAAGTGGTACGAGAAGCAAGGAGATTCTTCATATGTCTCCTCGCGCCTCCCTGGAAAGGAAGTCGTATATAAGGACGAAGTTCTTTCGACACAGTCTCTTCATGCAAGACCGTTTCGGGGAGTGTGTCTCTAAGCCACTTGGCAATGGGATAGGCCGTCCAGTACTTGAGGATCTTAACACGAGTTATAGGATCCCTCTGGTTCAAAACCCAGAATACTGGCTCAAAATCCGTAGCCTTACAATGGAAGAAGACGGAATCACAGTCACATAAGGTCTCCATTAGGGCTCTCAAAAAATACAGAGCATCTTGGAGAAAACCAAAAGACAGATCCAACTTCAAGCATTCACGCTTGACCTTCTTCCTGCCGGCCCAATTCACAGAGTGGAATTGAGAGCCAGCAGCCGTCCCTTCTATAATAGCACTGGAGAGGAAGAGAGGAAGCCCAGAAATGGGAATGTCTCTCGACCTTAATGTCTCCAGGTCCAAGAAGGGGCACCACGAGCCATCTCGTGTGAGGCTGCCACATAGCGCATCGAACAAGGTGATTGCGGCACAGAGCTCAGGCTCTGTTCCATTATCACCTGTCCCGATCATTGTATGTTGAAGGTGACTACTCTGTGTAGTCGTCATAATGTGC